GGGCAGCGTTTAACCCCGCAGGAACAGCTATCGCTGTGGCCCACACCACCACTCCATTTATCGCCGCCTACCCTTGGAGTGCTGGATTTGGGACCAAGTACGCCAACCCCTCAACGCTGCCCGCAAGTACCGGAAACGGGGTAGCGTTTAGCCCCGCAGGAACAGATATCGCTGTGGCCCACACCACCACTCCATATATATCTACCTACCCCTGGAGTGCTGGATTTGGGACCAAGTACGCCAACCCCGCAACGTTACCCACAGGTAATGGGAGCGGGACAGCGTTTAACTGAATTGACAACAGGAGGATAAAAATGATTACCAACGAAGAACACCGCAACAACCTTATCGCCAATGCTTTCCATCGCGGGATGGAGGTCTACAATTATCAAATGAACATAGGCAACTACACGACGATGCTTATGGCATTGCCGAAAGGCGCTTGGCCGGACGCGCTGGCGGGATACGCATCCACGCCCGTCGAGAACATCCCGCCCGAAATCGGCGATGAGGAGATCAGCGCTATTTCGGATTATCAATATCGCGACAAACTGCGCGCATTGCTGCGCACGGAGCGCGTCGAACAGAGCAAAGCGAGCCGCGTGCTCGACGCCCTGAAAGTGCAGATTGGGGCTGACGCGAACGACCTGATCATGGCCTTCAAGGCGGCCCAAATTTGAAATGTGTGCCCCGCGCATTGTGGGTATCGTAAAGGGTGGGGGGGCCAGCCGGTGCAAACTTTCTTAGATGAGATTCCCGCATGAACAAGAAGTATTTCTTTAACCGCGTCCGCGAAGCCGTATTTGGGGGCCGTCTCTCGGAGACGCAGCTTGAAGGGCTAAAGCGCGTTCTTGATTACAAAGAGGCCAAATACCCGCGCATGGACAGGCGCGAACTGGCCTATGTGCTGGCGACTGCATACCACGAGAGCGCCCGGACAATGCATCCGGTGCGCGAGACGCTGGCGGGATCAGACAAAGAAGCCATTCGCCGCCTCGACAAGGCGTTCGCCGCCGGGAAGATGCCGCAAGTCAAGAGCGCCTACTGGCGCGACGGTTACTTCGGGCGCGGCCTTGTCCAGATCACGTTCAAGGACAATTACACGAAATTCAGCATTGCGAAACCCGAGGACGCCCTGACGTGGCCTGTCGCGCTTGGCGTGCTGTTTCGCGGCATGATCGAGGGTATGTTCAGCGGCAAGAAGCTGGCGGACTATATCCATGGCGACGTGTGCGATTATGTCGGCGCCCGCCGGATCGTCAATGGGACTGACCGTGCAAAGCTGATCGCTGGCTACGCCAACGCGTTCCTCGACGCGCTGACGCAAGCCGAACTCGCGCCGACCGAGGTTGCGTCCGACAGCACGGCAAAAATCACCACGGGCAAGGATATGATGCAATCCACCACGGCGGCGGGCGGCGCAATCGCCGGGGTTGGCGGGGCCATTGCGGCAGGCAAGGAAGCCGTAGACGCGGCAAAGGATGCCGCGAGTACCGCGACCGACGCATGGGCTTTGGCGGCCTCCGTAGGGCCTTGGATACTGCTGGCGCTGGTTGTCGCGGCGGCAGGGGCTTATGTCATATACGAACGACGGAAAAAATCACGGGAGTTGGGGGTATGACGCTACGCCTGGCCGTTATCTTTGTGGTGTTAGCCCTCCTTGTGCTGGCGGACGGGGGCGTCTTGCTTTCCCTTCAGAACGCTCTATACTCACCAAACTGGCAGGCTATAGCCATACGAAGCTTTGGAGACCACAATGTCGGTTAGCCTGAAAACCATTACGTCCCGGTTAGGCTATCAACAGATCACCTCGTTGAGTTCTTCTACGGCGTTAACGGTGCCATCTGTAGATGTAAACGGCTTGAGTTGTCGTCCGGCTATGGCGCTGATTATCGCCGAAACGCAGGCTGTGCGGTGGCGAGACGACAACACCGCTCCTACAGCGGGCGTTGGTATGACCCTCGCAGTAGGAGCTACGCTTCAATACGACGGCGACCTTACCATGATTCGATTTATCGAACAGACGGCAGGCGCTAAACTTAACATCAGCTATTACGCTTAAATCTAGCGTACACAAGTTTCTTTGTTTAACCGACTGGCCGGTAGCCAGGAACTCTTCGGAGTAGACTATGAACGACGATAGCCTAAACACACCAGCGGACGCACCTGTATCCGCGCGCGACATGGACGCCACGGCGGCTTCTGTTGCTGAGACTAAACAGCCGGATGATCAAACGACAGAAACGCCAAAGTCTTTTACCCAAGAAGAACTGGACGTTATAGTCGGCAAGCGCCTCGCAAGAGAGCAACGAAAATGGGAGCGGGAGCAAACCCAACGGGCTGTTCCTGTTGCGCCTTCTGCGTTACCGCCGCCTGAACAATTTGATTCGGTCGAAACCTACGCGCAAGCGTACGCCGAACAACTACTACGGGACCGGGAAACTCAGAAGCAGAAGTCTGAATACGTCGATGCCTACCACGACCGCGAAGAGGACGCGCGGGGCAAATACGATGACTTTGAACAAGTCGCGTATAACCCCAACCTCCGCATTACGACCGTGATGGCTGAGACAATACAGTCTTCTGATGTTGGCCCTGATGTAGCGTATTATCTAGGTTCTAACCCCAACGAAGCAACCCGCATTTCTCGTTTGCCGCCTATCTTGCAGGCCAAGGAGATCGGCAGAATTGAAGCCAATCTGGTTTCAAATCCGCAGGTCAGAAAATCTTCGAGTGCGCCCGCGCCTATTTCACCTGTTACCGCCCGACACAACGGCAATACCAGTTATGACACTACAGACCCAAGGGCCATCAAAACGATGACCACGTCAGAATGGATTGCCGCAGATCGAGCGCGACAGATAAAGAAGCAGGAAGCATCGAAATTCCGTTAATCCTGTACGTCTGAAAGGCTAACACTATGGCAAATTCGATCCTTACTATCGACATGATCACCAGAAAAGCTCTGGAGATTCTGGAGAATAATCTGGTTATCTCACGCAATATAAACCGCCAATACGACGATAGTTTTGCGGTTCAAGGTGCTAAGATTGGCTCCACACTGCGTATCCGCCTTCCTGATCGCGCTCTCGTCACCAACGGCGCTGCGCTTCAGGTTCAAGACGACAATGAGCAGTACACGACCCTGACTGTTTCTACCCAGAAACACATCGGCGTGAACTTCACGTCCGCCGAACTCACCATGCAGTTGGATGATTTTGCGGAACGCGTTCTGAAACCTCGCGTCAGCCAGTTGGCGGCTAGCGTGGATGCGGACGTGGCAAACGCCTACCAGAGCATCTATGCTTCTGTTGGCACTCCCGGCACGACCCCCGCGACTTCGCTCGTTCTGCTTCAGGCCCAGCAGAAACTGAACGAAACCGCTGTGCCCATGAGCCCGCGTTATGGCACGGTGAACCCCGCCGCCAACGCTGGTCTTGTTGAAGGCATGAAGGGTTTCTTCAATCCTACAGGCACCATTAGCCGTCAGTTCAAAACCGGCATGATGAGCGAGGGGGTGCTTGGTTACGACGAGATCAACATGTCTCAGTCTATCGTGCAGCACACGACTGGTTCGCGTTCCACCACGGACACGATCCTTGTCAACGGCGCCGTTTCAACGCAGGGCACATCTACCATCAATCTTGATGGCGGCACAGGTTCTGCAACCATCGTGGCGGGCGACGTGTTCACTATTGCTGGCGTGTACGCGGTCAATCCGCAGACCCGTCAGACCACCGGCAGCTTGCAGCAGTTTGTCGTCACCGCCGCGTCCACTGCTTCCAGTGGCGCATGGACCAGTGTCGCAATCTCGCCTGCGATTTACACGTCCTCTCAGGCGCTGGCAACCGTAGATTCGTTCCCTGCGGATAACGCAGCTATTACGTTTGTTGGAGCGGCTTCGACGGCGTACCCGCAAAACCTGATCTACCACAAGGACGCTATCACGCTTGGCACCGCCGATCTGTTGATGCCGCAAGGCGTGGATATGGCGTCCCGCCAAGTCCATAACGGTATCTCGATGCGTATTGTCCGCCAATACGACATCAACAACGACCGTATGCCTTGCCGTATTGACGTTCTGTACGGCTACTCCGTCATCCGCGCGCCTATGGCCGTGCGTATGTGGGGCTAATCCCTTCTTTTCGGGGCTGCGGCCCCGAAGTCCGTTCCCTCAACTGTTCAGGAGAATATCATGGCTCTTCCCAATTCCGGTGGTGGCTATCAACTTGGCGATGGCAATGTTAACGAACCCATTATCAGCGATCAGGGCGACATCACGTCCGGTCTGACTTCTGCGGTCACCCTGACCGCCGCGCAGATCGCGACGGGTATCATCTCAACTACCCCCGGCTCGGCCCTTAACTACACCCTGCCCACCTGTGCGCTTATGGACGCTCTGTTTACAAACGCGAAGCCAAACAGTTCGTTTGACTTCTCGGTTATCAATCTGAGCTCTGCCAACATTGGTTCGCTTGCTACCGCTACGGGCTGGACCCTTGTCGGTACGATGGGCGTTGCGGTATCCAGCTCTTCGCTGTTCCGCGCTCGCAAGACTGGCGACGCAGCTTGGACGTTGTATCGCATCGGCTAACATCCTGGTGCCCCGTCGCAAGGCGGGGCGTCTTCTTACGGATAAACCCATGATATATATGCGCCATCCGGTTCACGGCACTAAAGTCGCCATCGTAGAAGCTGAAGCGGCTTATGACGAAACTCACGGCTGGAACCGATATACCCCGGGTGAGACAACACCCCCCAACGTATCAGAGCCGGTAAATACGCTTGCGCCTCGACGGCGGGCAAGCAGGCCTTTGAAACAGGAAATGACCAGCCATGACGACCGCAGGGGATCAGATTAACGGAGCCCTTCGCCTTCTGGGCGTTCTGGCCGAAGGCGAAACATCCTCTGCGGCTACATCGCAAGATGCATTGTCTGCGCTCAACCAGATGATCGACTCGTGGGGTACGGAAAAGCTTTCGACGTTTACGACGCAAGAGCAAGTGTTCTCTTGGTTGCCGGGGTTTGTAAGCCGCACCCTTGGCCCTTCCGGTGACTTTGTTGGCGACCGTCCCGTGCTGATGGACGACGCGACCTATTTCGTGGATGCCTCGACCGGCATTTCCTACGGCATCAAGCTGATCAACCAGCAGCAGTACGACGGCATTGCGGTCAAAAGCGTTACCAGTACTTTTCCACAGGTAATGTGGATCAACACGAATTTCCCCAACATCGACATGCACGTTTATCCGGTGCCTACCAAGGTGCTGGAATGGCATTTCATATCAGCGGCGCAACTGACCCAGCCTGCGACGCTCTCGACCGAGTTGTACTTCCCGCCCGGCTACCTGCGGGCGTTCCGCTACAATCTGGCTTGCGAAATTGCCCCTGAGTTTGGTATCGAACCACCGCCCACGGTCGGGCGCATCGCTATGACCTCCAAGCGAGATATCAAACGCATAAACAATCCTGACGATATCATGTCTATCCCCTACGCCGTTGTCAGCACCCGCCAGCGGTTTAATATCTTTGCGGGTAACTTCTAATGCAGACACCGATTCTTGGATCTGCGTACACCGCCCGCAGCCTCAACGCTGCGGACAGCCGTATGATCAACCTGTTTCCTGAAGCGCTGCCAGAGGACTCCGGTGGTAAAACCTCCGCGTTCCTTCAACGCGCGCCGGGATTGCGCTTGCTTGCCACTATTGGTACAGGGCCAATTCGGGGCTTGCACTCTTACGGCGCGTATATGTATGTCGTTTCTGGCAATAGCCTGTATCAAGTTGCTACAAACTACGCAGCAACGCTGCTTGGAACTGTTGCCAATGACGGCCCTGTGTCTATGGCAGACAACGGCATACAGCTCTTTGTAGCTTGCAATGGCCCCAGCTACATCTTTAATAACGTCACCAACGCCTTCGGCCAGATCACAGACCCCGATTTTACAGGTGCGGTGACAGTTTCTTACCTGGATGGTTATTTTGTGTTCATTGAGCCTAATAGCCAACTTGTGTGGAGCACGGCTATTCTTGATGGCACGTCAATAGACCCGTTGGATTTTGCAAGCGCGGAAGGATCGCCCGACAATCTGGTAGCCTCCGTCGCAGACCATTTAGAGCTTTGGCTGTTTGGCACCAACACCACGGAAGTATGGTACAACGCGGGTAACGTCGGTTTTCCTTTGCAACGTATACAGGGCGCGTTCATGGAAATTGGTTGTGCGGCAGCATTCTCGGTTGCCAAACTTGACAGCACCGTTTTCTGGCTGGGCGCGGATGCGCGCGGCAAAGGTATTGTCTACCGGGCTAAAGGCTACCGGGGCTCTCGCGTTAGTACGCACGCTGTCGAGTGGCAAATCCAGCAATATCCCAACATTAGCGACGCCACGGCTTACACATATCAACAAGACGGCCATGCGTTTTATGTGCTTTCCTTCCCGTCCGCTAACGCGACGTGGGTGTACGATGCCGCGACAGGCGTGTGGCACGAACGAGCTGGGTACGCCAACGGCAAATTTATTCGCCAACGCGCGGCATCTCAGACGTTCTTCAACAATGAGATTACGTTAGGGGATTATCAAACTGGCGAGCTGTACGCCTATGATCTGGAATTGTTTGCGGATGGAGGCCGCACCCAGAAATGGTTGCGTTCGTGGCGGGCGTTGGCTTCTGACGCCAACACTCTGAAACGCACGACGCAATACAACCTACAACTTGATTGCGAGTCCGGCGTGGGGCTGGACGGCGGCGCACCTTCAACAACCGCGTACACAGTCAATAGCATTTCGGCAGACGCCGTGTCCGCCGGGCCTGTCAGCGGCGAATCTGGCGTTGCCACTACAGCGGTCCTCGTGCAGGGGGCAGACCCTCAAATTATGCTTCGCTGGTCTGACGACGGCGGGCACACATGGTCCAACGAGCATTGGAAATCAATGGGTATGATCGGCGAGTACGGCAAACGTGTTATCTGGCGCAGACTCGGCATGACGCAGAAAATTCGCGACCGCGTTTATGAAGTGTCGGGTACGGACCCGGTGCCGGTCTACATCATGGGCGCACAGTTATTCATAAGCCCCACCAATGCTTAGTGAGACCCGCATACCCGGCCAGCGAGTTGCCATCACGGATGATGACACCGGAGTCCCCACGCGAGAATGGTTCCGGTATCTTGAGTACCTGAATACCGTCGCTGCCGCCGTGGTTACCAATGCCGCCTTTTACGACACTACCAGCACAGCTTGGACGGCAAATACGCCAACCATCGTGCCTGTAGGGTCTACTTATGCCACGCACGGGTTCTCGCTATCTACCTCCCGTATTACCGTCGCGGGCGCTGGGCGCTGCATCATCAGCGCGTCGCTCCAGTTAACCAACAACAACGCGTCCAGCGACGACGACATGACCCTCTGGCTGCGGGTGAATGGTGCGGACGCCACGGCCACCTCCAGACGCGCGACCGTGCCCATGCAGCACGCAAGCGTAGCTGGCAGTGTCCTGATGACGGTAAACTTCAGCTACACGTTTGCCGCAGGGGACTATTTCGAACTGTACGGCCTGTCAACGCTAGGGTATGCTCAGATTGCAACCTACGCGGCCAGTAGTTCGCCAGCCTATCCCGCAGCTCCGGGCACGATCTTAACCGTAGCGCAAATATTATAGGATCGGACGATGACAACCTATAACCTTTCGGCTTTCGCGGGCGCAGGCGCTCAGTTCTTTGATGACGACGGCGTTCCGCTAGTCGGCGGCCTGCTGTACAGTTATGACGCGGGCACTACCACGCTGCGAACAACCTACACAACCAGCGCGGGAACAATAGCCAACACTAACCCTATAGTTCTGAACGCGGGCGGGCGGACGCCAAATGAGGTTTGGCAAACTAGCGGCGTCTTACTGAAGTTTGTCCTGTACAATTCATTAAGCGAGTTAATCGGCACCTACGACAACATCCCGTCTATCAACGATCCCTTCGGCATCAACAGCCAACTTAGCTCAGTGGCGGGGACAAACTCTATAACGGCTACGGCGTCACCCACGCTTACCGCGTATGCAACAGGTTCGATCTACAGTTTTATTGCCGCCAACACCAACACGGGCGCGGCAACACTCAGCATTGATGGGCTGACCGCTGCCAGCATCACCAAGAACGGCTCGGCGGCGATATCTGCCGGTGACGTTCAAGCTGGCAAGATGATGCTGGTGGAGTACGACGGAACAGCGTTCCAGCTCGTCAACAACATCATCTACGGCGGATCAATCACAAGCGGCACTATTGTCAGTTTGACTACACCCATGTCCGCCGCCAACGGCGGTACAGGCGCGTCTACGCTTACGGCCAACAACGTCATTCTTGGCAACGGCGTAGCTGCGGTTCAGTTTGTGGCTCCCGGTACATCGGGCAACGCGTTGATCAGCGACGGTACAACTTGGGCCAGTTCTACCCCCGCTGTCATCGCGCCCACCGCGATAGGTCAGGTTCCCTTTAGCACCAACGGAACTTCGTACACTGCAACGCAAAAGATCGTGCAGATGACCGCCGTAGCTTCAACAAGCGGCACCAACATCGACTTTACGTCCATTCCATCGTGGGTAAAGCGCATTACGGCGATGTTTGATGGCGTTTCAACAGCTAGCTCAGCTTTGCTTCAGATTCAACTTGGGACAAGTAGTGGGTTCGAAACAACAAACTATTTTGGATCGGCAACTGGCGGTGGAGCGGCTGTTTCCAGCAACAATTATTCGTCTGGAATTTTATTAACTTCAAGCGCTTCTTCAAGTTCAACCACTGTTCGACATGGGGCTATCATTTTAACAAACATCAGCGGAAACACTTGGACGGCGCAAGGGGTCATTGGTTTGTCAGATACTGCGGTTACTTTTTATACAGGCGGCGCAAAATCTCTTGCGGCAACATTGACACAAGTTCGTATCACTACGGTTGGCGGTACCGGCACCTTTGACGCTGGCACTGTCAATGTCCTGTACGAGTGAGCGCGATGACTGAGCTTGCTGAAGCCAACACGCTGGATAGAATCGCGTTTCGGGAGAAATGATTTTCATGCGTAATTTCTTGAAGATTGCGGATAATGTAGACGTAACGCCAATACTTCATGCGTTGGCGGTCAACAGCGATCTATGGGATGAGCATACTTTACGCACAAGACACCCTAATACCGCGCACGCTGCCGTGCATGATATATGGCTCATGTTCAACGACCCTACAGGATCTGTCGTCAACGACATACAAGTAGTGCCTTACCGGGCATGGGACGCGTTGAAGCCTCTAAGGGGGCTAATTCTTGAGCTGATGCGCAAGGTCGATGGTGTACAATTGGGCCGCTGCATAGTAACGAAACTCCCTGTTGGAGATACAATAACACCTCATACGGACATGGGCGCGCCCGCGACGTTCTACACGCGTTATCAGATTGCTCTGCAAAGTTTGCCCGGCGCGTTATTCCATATAGGGGAGGAGACTGTCAATTTCCGCACGGGCGACATCTGGCTTATCAACAACCGCGAAGAGCATTCTGTCGTCAATAACAGTTGCGATGACCGGATTGTCTGCATCGTTGATATAAGGAGCGCATGATGATAACGGCGCAAGTTGAATCGTGGTCTTCCTTCGTTCAGGAAGTTCAACCACTGTTCCGCGCGCATTGGGAAGAATTGGCGCTCGACAAAGATAGAGTGCCTCTCTCACCACAATACAACGTATATGCCGCGCGCGAGGCTGCGGGCGAACTTCTGGTCGTGACACTCCGCGAGAAGGGGCGTTTGGTAGGATATTTCAACGGCATAGTCGCGCCGGGGCTTCACTATAGCACTTGCTTGACCCTCACAATGGACATATTCTGGACGCATCCTGATATACGGGGTGGCTTTGCGGGGGTTAAGCTATTTCGCGCGGTCGAAAAAGAAGCTAGAAGACGGAAAGTACAACGCATCCTCTATGGGTCCAAACTACATAAGGATGCGTCGCGGCTGTTCAAGTTTCTGGATATGACGCCTATAGAGGTGTATTATTCAAAATGGATAGGAGACTGAAATGGTAGCAATCGCGATAGGAGCCGCTGGCGTGCTGGGCGCGGGCGCGTCTATCTACGGCGCCAGTCAAGCCTCAAACGCGCAGCGCGACGCCGCCAATCAGGCGAACGCCACGCAGTTGCAGATGTACAATCAGCAGCGCAAGGATCTGGCTCCCTACACTGAAGCTGGCGGCGAGGGTCTAAACGCCTTGCGGACTTACCTTGGCGTGGGCGGGAACACGACCGCAGCCAACTACGGCGGGTACAACCAGCGGTTCGGCATGGACCAGTTCACGGCAGATCCTGGCTATTCTTTTCGGTTAAGCAAAGGTTTAGAAGGTTTGAACGCCAACGCCGCTGCGCGCGGTGGCCTGATCTCGGGGGCGGCGCTTAAGGCGGCGCAGAGTTACGGTCAAAAGGAAGCGTCCAACGAATACACCAACGCTTACAATAGGTTTATGCAAGAGAAGGAAGCCGAACGCACGGGCTACAGCGATCTGACGCGGATCGGGCAGGCGGCGGCGGCAGGCACCGCAACGGCTGCGGGGCAGTACGGCACGGCTGCGGCGACGAATATTAACAACGCGGGGCAGGCGCAGGCGTCTGGGTACGTCGGCATCGCGAACGGCGTCAATAACGCGCTTTCGCAGGGCCTAAGCCAGTACACTACGAATAACTACCTAAGTAGGTTAAGACCTGTTCAAAATACGAACCCGTACAGTTATGGCGCGGGGGGCTACACAGGTGAAGGCCCGTTCATGTCCGGCACGCCCTAGGGGTTAGCAACAATGGCCGACTTTAGCATTGCATCTCAGGTCCAGCCGGTAAAGCTGCCGGACCCGCTACAGCAGTACAACCAGTTTGCGATGCTGCGGGACCTGCAGGCGTATGCTGATAGGGACCTTTCAAGGGCGCCCGGCGCGCAGCAGCCGGGCGCGCAGCAGCCGGGCGCGCGGGGGCCTTTCGACATGGACCGTGCAAAGGCCGCCATAGCAGGTATTGAGTCGCGGGGTTGGGCTAACCCGTATGTCGCAATGGGGCCAGCCACCGAAAGCGGCGACCGCGCGCATGGCAAGTATCAGGTGATGGGGGCCAACATCCCCTCTTGGACGCGGGAGGCTCTCGGTAAGTCTATGACCCCCGCAGAGTTTCTTGCTAACCCTGATGCTCAGGAACGTGTGTTCGAAACGCAATTCGGTAAAAGCTTTGCGCGGTATGGCAACGTCGAGGACGCGGCCTCCGTCTGGTTTACGGGGAAGCCTCAGTCGCGGGCAGGTAACAGGTCTGATATCTTGGGCACCACCGCGCCGGTATACGTCCGCAGGTTTATGGCCGGGTATAGCCCGCTTCTAAACGCGCTTGCGCCTGGCGGGTCCGTTAATGAACTTAATCGGCAATAACGCTCTGTAGGGGTTAACGACAATGGCCGACTTCAACTTTGCACCGCAGACCTATCCTCCGCAACACGCGGACCCGATGCAGCAGTACAGCCAGTACAATCAGCTAGCGCCGCGTCAAGAGCCGCAAGGGGGTAACCAGCAGCCTGCGTACGGACAGTCTGCGTATGGACAGTACGACCAGTACAATCAGCAGTCTGCGTATGGACAGTACGACCAGTACAATCAGTTAGCGCGGCGTCAAGAGCCGCAGGGGGGGCGCCGGTTTTCTGGGTACGGATGGAACCGCCACGACCAAGGGAGAGGGATGCCCTACGGCCACGGCTTTCCCCCCGGAGGCGGCGTGCCCTACAATCCAAACTACCCCGGCATCAGCGGTCTGCCTCGCGATCCCGGATGGGGCATGCCCTACGCTCCAGCCCAAGG